TCCATCCCCGTTGAATGGGAAAAGATGCCGGCAAAGAAATTGAAGGCTCTTGCATCAACGATCATTGGTGATGATGTCACTAAAATTGGCGATGCTCGCGAAATTGTTTCGCAGGCGTATGCTGATCAGGTTGACGCTGAAGATGGCACGGACGACGTTTAAACTAAGGTGATCAGACATGGCATTGACCCTTCCAACTGCTGCAGAGGTTGCAGTGATCTATCCAAACACTCACGCAACAGCAATCGTTGATGAGTTCATTGAAGATGCTGCGGCACTAGCCGAGCAATGCCAATCTGTTGTGGATAGCAGCGCTACACTACAGGCAAAGATCGTTAAATGGATTGCGGCACACATGATCCATTTGACGCTAGAGGGTGGTGCTACGGGCTCGCTCATTAGCCAAAAGTTGGGCGATGCTCAAGACACATACTCTAGCACTGTTTACGGTGAAGGGCTTGATTCCACACCATACGGCAGAACTGCAATTCAACTTGAAGGGACTGGTTGTCTCAAGAACCTTGGACGTGTGAAGGCAACGATGGAGATGTTCTGATATGGCCGTCCTTAATATCATTCATCATTTTGTCTTGCCATCTGGTACTCCAGCGGCAACGCCTGTCTATTCAAAGCATATGCCTGACCTTGTGACTTACTATCCGCCTGGAGCACCAGATGGATTTTCAACACTGGATTTCTCAGCAGTGACACCTAAGGTTTTATATAGTCGCTGGCAAGATGTCCAAGAGCTATTCAGGGATGCATCTGGCAGGGAACTTGTATCGAATGCCGTTGTGTATGTGTGTGAGGAAGTTGAGATCGGTGGCTTTCTATTTAAATCAGATGAAGGTGCGATCATAGGATCAGACCCGAATGCCTCGGCAGGATCACGACAAGTGAGGGGCATTTCTGTTTCTGGAAATCTTCGCAGAACAACAGAGTTGCATAAGGTATGGCTATAGGCAGAAGGTTTTCAAATCGGGTGAAGGTCATTGGCCTTGAAAGGTCATTGAAGAATTTAAACAAGGCGATTGAGAAAATCGAAGGTGCAAGTGTTGATGGATTGTTGGCCGCTGGTCTGATTGTACAGGGCGAAGCTCAAAAAATCGTACCAGTTGAATTTGGAAATCTCAGAGGTTCGGCATTCACGCGAAAGGCACAAAAGAAGAAAAAGACAAAGCCATCTGTTGAGGTTGGGTTTAGTGCGGCTTATGCCCTTTATGTGCATGAGAATTTAAACCAAACTCTAAAGGGATTGCCAAGACCACCAAGTTTAGGAAAGGCCGGCATTGGGTTTTATTGGGGACCAAAGGGTGAGCCAAAATATCTTGAGAATGCTTTGAGGCGAAACAGAAAGAGAGTTCTGAAAGCCATTGCGGCACATGCCAAAATCAAAACTAAGAAGGCGAGACGATGAGATCAGTTGCAAGAGCTATAGCAGATCATTTAGTCTCAAATGCTGTTGGCACTTTTGGCTCTAATACAGGATGGGCAATCTGTGTTGGTATTGAGCAAAAGCAATTGCCTAATACGGTTGTCACGGTTTATGATACTGGTGGTTCGGAAGTTGAGACTGATGAACAAGATGTTCATAGGCCATCATTCCAGATAAGGGTGAGAACTCTTGACTATGAAGACGGGTATGCAAAACAGGATGAAATTAGAGCATTGCTACTTTCAATAAATAATACCGTCATCTTTGATATTCGTTTTTTGTTGGTGACGGTTTCATCTGACATTGCAATGATACAACGTGACGACAATGACCGTTGCATATTCACAGCGAATTATATATGTGTAACGCAACCAACATGAGGATTTAGAAATGGCCGCAAGTTCTGGACGTAATCTGACTTTCACATGGGGCGCTGGTGCCATCCTTGGCGTCCGTGAAAAAGGACTCAGTTTAAACGGTGATCCGCTTGACATCACCAGCAATGAAGACGCTGGCAAACGCATGTTGATTGACGACGTTTCAGCACAAGATGAGTTGGAACTTTCAATCAGTGGCGTGAGCAAGGACTTGGTTTTACGTGCGGACTGGTTTGCAGGAACGCGCACGAAAGAAATCGTTGTGTCCTGGCCAGATGGTGCAACACTCACGGGCGATTTCTTTTTGTCCAATTATTCTGAGGCTGGCCCTTATCAAGATGCAATCACTTTTGACGCAACTTTGGTTTCTGCCGGTACGTGGGTTTATTCTCCATAATATGATGTAAGGGTTTGTTTAAATGTCTTCTAAAGTTTTTGAGGATGTCTCGGTTGAGTTCAACGGTGAGACAAAAGTAATCCCGGCAAATAAGGTTTTAAAGCTGATCGCTCAGCTTGAAGAAATTCAAACTTTGCCAGAGTTGATGGCGATGAGAGAAAATAAGGATTTCAGTATATCTAAAATCTCATCATCATATGGAACGCTTCTAAGGTATGCGGGGTTTGATATCGATGATGAAGGGGCATATGAGGCCGTTGCGGTTGGTTCAATAGATGTTGCTGTTAATGCTATCCTGGCAATTATCCTGATCATGATTCCACCTAAGGCGGCACGCAAAGCGCAAGATATTGAGGATAAGAAAACTTCAAAGCCACCTTTAAAAAAAAGAAGGTCAAAATCGTCAAAGAAGCCTATAAAGCTTTAGTGGCATCACGAACAGTGACACCTACAGAATTTTGGAATTTGACAGTCGGTGAACTCTATTGGTTGAGAGAAGCCGCTGAAGATTCCCAACAGCATGGAAAGAATATGTCCGGCTATGAAGTCCGGGAAATTTATGAAGAAACTTATGGCGAGATTGAGGATTAAATAAATGGCAGATATTGCAATCACTGAAGGTGATGTTGTTAAAGGCACCGGAGCGAAAACCTTAAATGGCACTTTTGGGGCGGTCATTGCCGCTGGTCAGACTGTATATAAAGATGCATCAGATAACAAATATAAGCTGTTCGATTCCGATGCAGCGGGGACAAGCGTCCTTGCAGGTATCTCACTAAACAGTGGTGCAGATGGTCAGCCTTGTCAAATTTTCACTGAGGGTGATTTGACGGTTAGTTCTGTTGTTACGGTTGGAACCGTTTACATGGCATCAAACACCCCTGGGGGTATTGGCCCGGTTGCTGATCTTATTAGCGGCGACGAAGTGAATGTGGTTGGTGTTGGCATCTCCGCAACTCAGATTAAGGTGAAAATTATTGCTTCTGGCGTTGACGTTCCTTAATATATAAAAGGCTGGTCAAATGGCAGAAGTTAACGTTGGTGCAATCAAGGTCACAATTGGTGGCGATACTTTCGAGCTAAAGAAGGCTCGAAAAGATTCCGCCAAGCAAATGTCTGGCATTGCAAAGGACATGGATAAGAAGACCAAGCGCATCACGGCAATTGCCAAGCGCATGGGGCTTGCTGTTGCGGCTGCGATGGCTGCGCTCACACTATCCATCAAGAATGCTTTGACCAAGATCGATGAGCTAGGCAACATGGCTCAGAGCCTTGGCTTGACTGTTGAGCAATTGACGCAAATAAAATTTGCTGCGTCTCAGGCATCGATTGGCCTTGATACGATATCAATTGCCATGAACAAGCTGTTGGCCAATGCAAAGGAAACCGACCCTTTGTCGGAAGGCGTCACGTTGTTTAGAGGGTTGGGTGTTGCTGCCAAAGATTCATCTGGCAGAATTCGCAATCTCCAATCGGTTATGATTGACCTGTCTGATAAATTTTCACGCATGAACGATAGTGCGGAGAAGACAAGATTGGCGATGCGCTTGTTTGGTGAGCGTGCGGGTCCAAAGATGGTTCCATTCCTTAATCTTGGGTCAGAGGCCATTCGTGATTTGATTGCCAAGAGTGATGCCCTGGGAATAACGCTTGATACGAAAACAGTTGCAGCGGTTGCGGCCTTTAATGCGAAAATCGAACGGGTCAAGGCGGTTCTGTTTGCCGTGTCCAAGGACATCACCAATGCTGCCTTGCCAAGCTTAAACAGACTTGCCGATAGCTTCTTATCACTTTCCAGTCGAATGAAGCAAAGTGTTTTTGATAGTGAGGCAGTGCAGTTTGGTTTTCGCTTGTTGGAAATTGCCGTTGAAGGTGCAATGATTGGAATCAATGCAATTATTAAAACCTTTCAAACAATTGGTGCTGTAATCAGAAATCTTGTTTCTGGTGAGTTTAAAAAAGCTTGGCAGGTGGCCAAGGACAATGTTGCGGACTATACGTCGGATACAGCAGCAAGGATTGCAACAATTCGCGCACTCTGGAATGGTTGGATTTCAGATGTCACTGTGTCTGCTCCAGAGTTCCCTAAACATGCGGCACCAATCATTGCGACTGCTCAAGATATAGCAAAAAGCTTTGCTGAGGCAAAGCAAAGCGTCACTAGCTTAATTGGTGACATGCTCGCATCTGACATCACGCCATTCACAGAGAAGTTTAAACTGTTGGGTGATCTTCTCAGGCAAGGCCGTGTGGAGTGGCGAGAATTTGGCCAAGCCTGGAAAGAGGTTTCGCGCCAACAGTCCCAAGCTACAAGCGATTTGGTCAGCGAAACGTCAAACGCACTTGGCGCAATCTTTAGCGAAAGCAAGGGCATTGCGATTGCTCAGGCAATCATAAACACATACCAAGGCATCACTAAAGCTTTGGCCACATATCCGCCGCCCTTGAGTTATGGCTTTGCAGCAGCACAAGCCGCCTTTGGCTTTGCTCAGGTTGCCAAGATCAAGGGCACTGGCAAAGATTCTCAGGCAACTTCATCAGTCTCATCTTCTGGAGGTGGTGCATCAGCGCCAACGGACACGCAACAGCAGCCCCAACAAGTTCCACAAACTTTGACGGTTGAGGGCATTGACCCTAACGCTATCTTTAGCGGCGGGAATGTGCGAGGGTTGGTTGACGAACTGCTACAGTTTCAAAGGGATGGTGGCCGGGTTATCTTGGCTTAAGGGTTTTAAATGAATGATTATAATATCAGAAGACCTAATCATAACTCAGGGGCCTATTGCCGCTAATGCGCCTTTGATTGGCATTCACAACCTTGTCCTAACCTCAAACATCACGACCACGACAGAGAATGCAAGCTATCCAAAAGAGAACATTGCAAACCCTGCAACGTTTCTTGAGTGGCGCGGCACTGCCATTGCTCAAGAGGATTTAGAGTTTGACATTTCCAGCTATGGTTCTGATGTTGGATATGTTGGAATTGCCCGCCATAATTTTGGAACGATTGGCGCAACCGTAACCCTTGCCGGTGATACTGGCAGCGGTTATGCGGATATCTCAGCAGTCGCACCGGCTGATGATTCTCCTATTATATTTAAATTCACGCCAGAAACTTATGACGATATGCGCATTCGGATTAGCATCGGCACGGCTGTTCCAACATGTGCGGTTGTCTATATCGGTGATCCGATCAATGTTGAGCGCAATCTATACGTTGGCCATTCGCCACTTCCTTTGAACCGTATGGCCAAGGTGATTTCAGGCAGAAGCGAGAACGGTAACTTTCTTGGCCGGATTGTGACACGTGACATAAACCAATCATCAGCTTCATTTAAAAATATCACACCATCATTCTATAGGACCGAGATTGATCCATTCGTCACATTGGCAAGGGTTAATCCGTTCTTTTGGGCATGGCGTCCATCGTCATACCCGTTGGAGGCTGGCTTTGCTTGGCTTACCGATGACATTACACCATCTAATGAATTGCCGAATGGCATGATGGAATTCTCATTCAGCATGACGGGCATTGTGGAATGAGTAAAGCCCTAACATATGTTGAGATTGACATTCAGATTTGTGGGTTGACCTATAGCGTTTCACCTTGCACGGCTGCTATTCCAACAACGGGTGACAAAAAATGCTTCAACAGTTTAAACACATGCCAAGATACTCCAAACATTGACTTGGAAGATTTGACGTTGCGCTTCGGCTTGGATTCTGGATATCTGCCAAAGGATATCGAAGCCATTCCAAGTGTTGTGAGTGTGTCAACAAATCCGGCTGTCGTGTCCCTTGGTGAAGATTTGGGAACGCGCGGCAGT